GACCCCGTGGCCGTTCCCGTCCGCTACCTGGGACGTGATCAAGGGCAGCCGCGCGGTGGCCAAGCCGAACGTCCCGAACAGCGAAGCTCATATCATCGCTCGCCTGGGCCGTTCTCAGGAATCGGCAAGCTTCATCTACCTGCGTGAGAAGAAGGTTTTCGAACCTACGACCCTTCACTGGCTGCGCACGCCGGGCGAGATCGCACGCATCAACGCAGAACAGGCCGTGCTCAGGGAGATCAACGATCTCAATACGAGGTTCGATAACTTCGCTGAGTGGTCGTGCTGGCAGGCCATGGGCGGCGGCATCACGTACTCGTACGCGGACGTGCAGGCCCGGGTCGACTACAAGTTCCCGTCCAGCCACTTCGTGGCGCCGGCCAACCCGTGGCTGGTCAACGCGGGCCTGACCGCCCCCGGCGCGACCGGCAACCCCACCGACCTGGGCGCGGCCAACACCAACCTGGGCGCCGGCGGCACGCCGAGCTACGCCAACCCGGCCTCCATCCTGGAGGACGTCCGGTCCTGGAAGCGGATCATCCAGGTGCACGGGCGGGTCCCGGCCAAGGAAGTGTTCGCCACCTCGGTGACGATGGCCGCGCTGATGGAGGCCTGGACCCAGGCCACCTCGGGGGCCACCGTCAACATCCCGGCCACCATGCTGTCCGACCGGATGAAGGACGAGTTCTACTCCTCCGGCATGATGAGCGGCTTCATGGGCCTGGTCTGGAACACCGTCGAGCAGGTGTACGAATCCGACGCCGGGAACCTGACCTTCTTCGTGCCGGACGGCGTGCTCTACATGGGCAACTACACCGACCAGCGGCCGATGGAGCTGCTGATCGGGCCGACCGCGGACGACGAGGCTCCGCAGGGTTTTACGGGCAAATATTCGAAGACCTGGAAGGAGAAGGACCCTTCCGCCCGGCAGTACCTGCTGGAGTGGCACCTGCTGCCGATCGTGACCCGGCCGGAGCAGATGCTGGTGGCCTCGGGCATCATCGCCTCCAACGCCACGCCGACCTCGGGCAACCTGGGCAGCTACTACACCGGGCTCAACCCGAACTGGAAGCAGTAGGGTAGCTTCGTCAGGGCTCGCCGGGAGCCCCCGGTTCAGGCCACCGGGGGCTTCCGGCGTGTCCGGGGCTGGTGTCCGTGTCTAGGCGGTATGCTGTCGAGCACTGGAAGTATGGTGACGCAGGGGCCCGGGAAACCGGGCCCCTGCGCCGCGTCTGGACGATTGCCCCGGCATGGCAGGACTGTCCGGACAGCAGCGCGTCGTCGACATCGTGGCCGCCTCGCGGCAGCTGGCTCCCTGGGAGGACCCGGAGCCCGCGCACCTTGGCCCTGGCCCGGGGCACAGGGCCAAGGACCCGTACCGGTGCGCGCTGGGCCACGCGAACGAGCCGGACGCCAGGTACTGCTCGGCGTGCGGATTGTCGATGACCGCCCAGGCGCCGCCGCCGCTGGCTGCTCCCGGGCAGGACCGTCCCAAGCCGGCCGCTGAGCTGACCGCGGAGGAGCGGGCTGAGCGCGAGCGCCAGCATGCCGCTGCGATCTCCGCCGCCGCGGCGTTCGAGCGCGCTCCGGAGCAGATCGTCCCGACCCAGGGCGAGGCCGTGCTCATCCACTTCACCGAGGACGGGCTGACCGCCTTCGGCCGGGTCTGGTACCGCGGGCAGGAGCTGGCCATCGGCCCGGATCACCCGCGCTGGCCCGAGGCGGTCGGCTGGATCATGATGGACAAGGCCGCGCAGTTCGGCCGGTGGGGCCGGCAGTACTTCGAGCACGGGCCCTGGCCGTTCCAGCGCAGCTACGTCGACCCGGCGGCCCGGTACGAGGACCTGGCCGCGGTCGGCGGGCAGGGCAAGGTGCCCGGCCCGTCGGAGGAGGAGCTGAGGCGGGCGGACGAGGCAGAGGCCCGGCGGAACCGGGGCGTGCCGGCCCCGGCGCTGAGGTGATCCGCCGTGACCTTCCCAGCAGGACTGCACACCATCACCGTGACCGGGGAGAATGTCCTCGGCATCGGCGGCGAGCCGTTGTCCGGCGTCGTGATTTTCAGCGCGTCCGGACCGGTCGACGATCCGGCCGATGACGCCGTGCTGTCCGGCTCGGCCGTGGGCGAGATCTCTAACGGGGTGATGACGCCTGTGGTCATTCCCACCACGGACGCGGTGTCGCCGGGGTTTACTTACACCGTCACCGTCCGGCTGCAGGATGCTGACGGGAACGCCGGCGGGCCGCCTCCCGTTACCGGCGTGCACATCCCGGCCACCCTGGGGCCCACGGTGGACCTGTCGGCGCTGCTGTGAGCCGATAGCGGCGAGGCGGGGGCTGTGGCAGGCCTCCGGACGCGGGACCCAGTGCAGGACGTGCTGCTCGGCGCACCATATGCAGCACCAGCACCGCGAGCGGGACCCCCGGCCGGGCCAGGTCAGGCATGGCCCCCGCCCTCAGTGTCAGGTAACGCTGCGGGTTCTCTCTGCATCTAGGTAGTGAGGGCCGGGCTCGACCGTAAGGCCAATCTCTCCGCCCTGGGCACCCGCGGTCCGGGTGCGCGCACGCGGCCGCCGGGCAGGCTGCCCGGCCCTCCGATTCCACAGGCATGGCCGATGAGGTGCAGGCGCACAGCCAGGCGGAGGCTCACCGCTACCTGATGCACTTCCCCGAGCACCCTGCCCGGACCTCTGACCCGCACTATGTGGACTTCCACGCCTACCACCGCAGGACGCGCAGCGCGGCTCGCTGCTACATCGGCGAGCGGGTCGGCTTCGGCGGCTGCCTGGACGCGCAGGGCCAGCCCGCGCCGCCGGACGCGAGGGGCTGGCAGCCCGGCCTGGAGCTGCATCACGCGCACGTGGAGTTCTCCCTGCAGAACGGCATCAGCCTGGAGGCGCTGGAGCGGGACTACCCCGGCATCTCGAACCCGGACGAGGTGGGCGCCTGGGTGGAGACCGAGGCCAACTTCCGCTGGCTGTGCGCATGGCACCACCGGGGGGCCGCGGGGGCCCATACAGCGTCGCATTCCGACTGGGAGGCTAGTCAGTATGTGCTAGGCCTCATCACCCGGGCGGGCTAGTCATGGCCTGGCCCGTGCCCACCGTCGAGGACCTGGCCGAGTTCACCGGGCGCCCGGTGCTCAGCTACACGCCGTACGTCAACTCCGCGCTGCTGCAGGCCACGGTGATGTTCACCGCGCTGTCCGAGCGCGGCGCCGACGATCGCGCCACGATGAGCGCCGATGACCGGCAGCTGGCCGACATGGGCGTGATGGCCATGGCGGACTACATCTACCTGCGGTTCGCCTACCAGAAGGTGCTGGCCAGCCCGCTGCAGAACGAGACGATCGGGTCCTACAGCTACTCCAAGCCGGTCCAGGAGATGGCCCGCAACGCGCAGGCTATCGAAGTCACGGCCGAGCGGACCGGCGTCGAGATGTTCGACCTGGCCATCAGGATGCTGGCGAAACGCCAGCGGGCCAATGGCGTTTTCTCGGGCCAGATCACCGGGTTCGAGCACTTCGCCCGCGACGACCAGGCCAGGGTGATGCAGGATGAGTGCGGCCAGCTGGTGCTGGTCGGGCCGGCCGACTTCAACCAGGTGGACCTGCAGTTCTTTTCCGTCAACGCGGAGATGTTCCCGGCCGACCCCGGCTAGGCGTAGTACAGGGCATGACTCCGCGTGTCGTGCACTGCGAGCGGGAGCCCTACGACGTCTACATCGGGCGGCCCGGGCCCTGGGGAAACCCGTGGCCGGTCGGCGACTACGGCACCCGCGAGCAGGTGATCGCGCTGTACGAGGACCACCTGCTGCACTCGAAGGACCTGCGGGCCCGGCTGCCTGAGCTGCGCGGCAAGGTGCTCGGCTGCTGGTGCGCGCCGCTGCCGTGCCACGGGGACGTCCTGCTGAAGTGGGCGAACGCGCGGCGGTCCCTGCTGGTCACCTGCTCGCGGACCTGGCGGGACTGGGACCTGGCCCAGGCCGCGCTCACCCGGCTGCACGACCGCGAGCCGGGCCTGCTGCTGCTGTCCGGCCACGCCTTCCGCGGGGACCGGGACCTGGAGCGGATCTGGAGCGAGCTGGGCGGCGAGATCCGGACGTTCGAGCCGGACTGGTCGGCCGAGTGCGCCCCGGACTGCTGGCCGCCGTATCACCGCAGGCGCCGGGAGGACGGATCGGAGTACTGCCCGGCCGCCGGGGACCGGCGCAACAAGGTGATGGCGCAGCAGCCTGGCATCGTCGCCTGCCTGGCCTTCATCGCGCGGTGCCGCAAGCCGGGCTGCCGCCGGTACCGGGACGGCCGGGCGCACGGCACGCACGGGGCGCTGGACTGCGCGAACTACGCCGAGTACGAGATGGGCATCCGCACCAAGAGGTTCCTGGAACCTGCGCTGGCGGCGCAGGCCCGATTACCCGGGAGTGACCACCCCGTACCAGGGTTTCGCTCCCGGCCAGGGCCTGCGGATGTTCTACACGTCCGCCTGCCAGGTGCTGCGCAACGTGCCCCAGCTGGATGACTCGGGCGGCATGACGCTCGGCTGGACCCCGGTCACGGACATCGTGGACCCGGAGCTGGACCAGCCCGGCCTGCTGCAGTGCCGGCTCGACCTGCAGCTGGTGCGGCCAGGCAAGGACGCGCCGGCGCCGCTGGCGGCCGGCCGGGCCCCGGACCGGGTGGGCGTGGCGTTCTTCGACCTGGCCGCCGGCCCGGACGGGGCGCCGCTGGTGCGGGCCGGCGACCGGCTGGAGTGCGTGGCCGGCCCGGTCTACGGCACGTTCGAGATCCGCGTGGTACCCGACGTCGCGCAGGACCTCACCGGCGGGCACCACGTCGAGGTGCAGGTGATCGAGGTCAGCCAGATGCTCCAGCCCGGCTCGCCTACCCCGTTCCCCGGCAGCCCGCCGTGATCGGCAGCTACCACTGCCCTGCCTGCGAGGTCAGCGGGCAGGACCCCGAGGACGACGAGGGCGTGGTCCGGTGCTGGAGCTGCGGGCAGCCCGTGAAGGTGTACGCCCGGTTCGGCGCCGGCGTGCTCGTCCAGATGCTGCAGGCCCGGCAGCAGGCCCGCTGATGCCGGTCTACTGGGAGGCCTACCTGGACTCGGCCGGGCAGGAGCTGGACCGGCTGGCCCGCGGCCCGGACATGGACACCATCGCCCGGATGGAGTCGGCCCTGCTGGAGGGCTTCACCATCACCGAGGCCCGGGTGCACGTGATTACCGGCGAGCTGAAGGCCTCGGGCCACCCGTCCAGCCACCATGACCAGTTCACCTGGGAGGGCACGATCGCCTTCGCCGGGCACCCCGGCATCTTCGAGCTGGCCCGCGGCAACACCCCGACCGAGCACCACCCGATGGGCGGGCACTACTTCTTCGACCCGGGCGGGCCCATCTTCGAGAAGAAGGTGCGCCAGGCGGTGTGGGACTGGGTGACCGATCATCGCGGCGGCGAGGCGCCGACGGGCGGGCTGGGGCCCTGGTCCGGGGGGTTCTGAGCATGAACAAGGCGCCGTCCCGGGGGGGATAGGACGGCGCCTGCCATGGTGTTCGGGATCAGCGTACATCTCCGGGCGCGCGGCGCGCGGGTATTCCGCGAAGTGTCGCGGCCGTGAGATGCATCAGGCGCCTTCGGGGGCGGGAGGCGCCTGATGCTGGCTGGTAGCCGGGTTGGGATGCCCTCTCAGCGTACCCCCGATTAGGCCAGCATGGATGACGTCGGCACCGGGGCGGTGCGGTACCTGGCCGGGTTCCCTGACGTCACGTCAGTACTGGGGAAATTTCCCGGTACTGACCCGATCGCCGCCAACGCCGGCCGGCCCTGGCTGTTCTCCGACACCACCACCTCGGGCGTGCTGGCCCGGGTGGAGGGCACCGGGCAGGCCGCGCTGGTGCTGGCTGACTTCGGCGGCTGGGAGGTGCCCCCGCCGCTGGGCTCGGCCCGGTTCCGGCGGCTGCGGGCGGACGTCTGGATCGACCCGGTGCGGGACGGCTCGGGCAACGCCACCGAGTCCTCCTCCCTCACCACCAACCGCGGGCTGGCCGTGTTCGCCGCGGTGCAGGCCCGGCTGCAGCGCAAGGACCCGGACACGGTGCTGTGGGGCGACCTGGTGACCACCGGCTGCCAGCTGCTGACCGACATCTCGTTCACCGCGGTGCCGGACGGCGGCGGGCTGCAGCGGGGCACCGCTTACTACGGGGTCACCTGCGCGGGCTGGACGGATGCTGCCGGGTGATCGCGGAATTTCCGCGGTTTGCCGTCATGCCCGGCCTGCTGCCCGGTCTACGCGTCGGAGGTGGGCGCCATGAGCTACTGCGTCGGGTGCGGGCGGCTCCGGAAGCTGCTGGACCGGATCTTCCTCTGCTCGGAGTGCTACGCGGACTGGCTGCGGCTGACGCCAGCCCGATTGCGTGACCGGAGCATGATGCCGGAGGAGGCCCATGAGCGAGCGGCCGCTTAAAGTCCTGCTGAAGTCGCCGTTCAGCCAGTACTCCGGGTACGGCAATGACGGGTTCGGCCTGCTCCGGGCCCTGCACGAGTGGGGCTGCGAGGTCTACCCGCAGCCCACCTGGCTGGACGTGCCGATCCCGCGCGACCTGGTGCCCCTGTTCACCCGCGAGCTGCGGCCGCCGTTCGACCTGCTCATCAACCACTGGGACCCGGGGCACCTGAGCATCACCCGGGAGGCCCGCGGCTGCTCGCGGGTGGCGGTGGCCTGGACCATGTGGGAGTTCGCCGGCGGCCCCGGCAAGGACGGCAAGGGCGTGTCCGGGCTGGTGCCGCACTGCAAGGGGCGCAGCCTGCTGCCGGGCAGGCTGCGCTGGTTCGACATGGTGCTGGGGTACGACGACGTGTCCGTGGCGGCGCTGGACCCCTACATCCCGCGCCGGGTGCACCGGTCCGCGCTGCAGGGCGGGTTCGACAGCCGGGAGTGGAAGTTCCGCGAGCGCGACTGGTCGGCCGGGCCTGGCGCCCGGTTCGGCTTCATCATGCACGGCGCGCTGAACGCGCGGAAGTGCCCCTGGACCGCGATCGAGGCATTCACCCAGCTGAAGGACGAGAAGCCAGGCCCCTTCCCGCACGGCTTCGGTGACGCCACCCTGGCCCTGCACACCTCCGCGCCGGGTCATGTCTTCCCCGAGCTGAACGGGCCGCTGGCGGACCGGCGGATCAGGGTGTTCGTGGATGCCTTCGACCTGCCCACCCTGCAGGAGTTCTACTACGCCGGGCACTGCCTGCTGGCACCCAGCCGCGGCGAGGGCAAGAACCTGCCGGCCCTGGAGATGTGCGCGACCGGCGGGGTGGTGGCCGGGACTGACTTCGGCGGGCACCGGCAGTGGATGAGCGGTGACTGGGCCTACCCGCTGGGTTACGAGCTGGCGCCGACCTTCGAGAAGTTCCCGTGGGCCGCGCACGACGCCAGGGTGCCCGTGGAGACGATGAAGGCCGCGCTGTGGCACATCTACACCCACCGGGCCGAGGCGCGCGCCAAGGCCGAGCTGGCGTCCCGGATGATCCCGCAGATGTGCGACTGGGCGGTGGTGGTCGAGAACCTGTTCCGCCGCATCCGGGATTGCGTGCCCGGCCCCGGCCCGCAGGTCTACGACAAGGCGATGGCGTGCCGCCGTGAGGCGGAGGACCTGCGGATGCCCTCGATGCCGGGATGGATCAGGCCGTGACGATTGCGGGGGGCGTGGAGACCGAGGTCGAGGTCCGCTGCCCGGTACCCAAGCCGCTGCCGGGCGGCGGCTGCCGTCCCGGCCACCTGCTGCTGAAGCTGCGGCTGGCCGGGGAGATCCCGTCGTTCGTGCACCCGGAGAACCTGATCGAGCTGGCGTGCGAGGACTGCAAGTACCACGCCAAGGCGGGCGGGCATCCGGTTAAGCGAGTGCTGCACCGGTATGACATGGCGGGAAACTTGGTCGGGACGCTCACTGAGGCGTAGGCGGCGGGTTAGGCTCACCCGCGGGAGGTGGGCTGTATGCCTAGAGCAAGCGGAGCCTTGCGCGTTGTAGACCCGGATCTGGAACGAGCACTGCGGGACATGCCGCCGGAGGAGGTGCGGTGCCGCGGCGGGCACCACCGGTGGGCCCGGGATACCGTGCTGCCGGGGGAGGAGTGGCCGGATGCGGTGCGCGCCTGGCCGATGGAGGACAGCCGGATCAAGATCCAGGACCCGTGCGTGGACTGCGGCATGGCGTGGCGGATCACCAGGACCGGCTTCGGCGGGGAGCTGGACGCGTTCGCCACGTCGTACATCGTCTACAGCGAG